ACCTCTGTTTTCGGTTAGCTGGATACTAGGTCGTTTTTGTAATTATAACTGTTCGTACTGTTGGCCCTATGCAAGAAGTGATCGACTTGACTTCCAACCGTTAGATGTTTACAAACAAACAGTTGATGAGATAAAGCGCCAAGCAAGACGTAACGGATTTACAGAATTTCATTGGAGTTTTAGTGGCGGAGAACCTACTGCTTATAAACACCTTTTAGATCTAACAAAACATGTAGAAAAAGATTTAGAAAGTCCTTACCAAAGTATTCACATGACTACAAATTTGAGTCCTGGAACTAATTGGTGGAAGAACTGGGCCAGTGTTACATCTACACTACAGCGCAGAAGTATCACTGCCAGCTACCATGCAGAGTTTGCCAAAGAACAAGAATTCGGAGACAAGTGTTTACAATTAATGTATGAAAATGTTTTGCTTACAGTTAATCAAGTTATGGTTCCAGATCAATTTTATACATTATATGAACGCATGGAACGCCTACATAAAAGAGGAATAAGTGTTACCTTAAAACCGCAGAGTACTTTAGATGCTACTGCGATTGTTGATGGTTATACTGAGGAAATGCTACATTTAATGAGAGAAGGATTTCCTCAGTCGTCAAATGGAGAAGATGTTTATCAGATTGCTCTTTATGATAACTCTGGGACAGAATACCTATTCGATCAAGCTGAAAGATTTAATTCTTTTGGTTTTAATAAATTTAATAATTGGACTTGCAATTCAGGATACCAGAGTGTTATAATTAGGGGAACTGAGGTCAAGAGAAGTTACAGTTGTCACGACCAATCTTTAGGAACACTAGATAACTTTGAATTATTTAAACAACCTCAAAGCTGTATTACACCTAGTTGCGTAAGTTCAGCGGATAGTAAAATACCAAAATGCAAATAGACACAGAACATTTACATCATTGGATGAGAGCCATACGAAACAGTAAAGATCCTATTCGTACTATGGATGCGTTTTGGCGCGGCCAAATATTAAGTAAAGAATGGTTAATAGATAATTTAGACGAATTAGTACATTCTAGCGTTAGTGTGGATATTCACGGCGGTTGGGTTGGAACACTAGCGAGTATGTTATTTCAAAGTAATGTGCCTTGTCACTATATTCGTAGTATTGATATCGATCCTGAGTGCGAAGAAATCGCTCATAATATGAATCAGATCGAATTAGAAAAAGGTAAGTTTAGAGCAATCACAGCCGATATGTGTAATATTAGAAGTGATGCAGATGTTGTTATTAACACTAGTTGCGAACACATTACACAAGACGAATATGATCTGTGGCTATCGGGGCTTCCACACGATAGTTTAATTGTGTTACAGAGTAACAATTACAGTATTCCGGAACATGTTCGTATTGCTCGAGATTTAGAAGAATTTAAACAGCAATCAGGACTAGAACAAATTTTATATTCCGGCGAATTGGATCTACCGTTATATAAACGTTTTATGATAATAGGTAAGAAATGAAGCCGATAGCAATCTTAAATAAAGACTTTGACGGTGTCTTGAGAATCGAATACATCATAGGAACGTTGTGTAACTATAAGTGTCATTATTGCTACGACGGCTGTAATGATGGCAAGTATCGATTCCCTACAGACTTTAATATGGTCACTAAGAATCTCAGCCATATGTTAAAGATATACAAAGAACATCTTGGCAAACAAAATGTGCGTATAAACTTGACCGGCGGTGAGCCGAGTCTATGGCCAGAGCTAGGTGAATTTGCAGAATATTTTAGTAAAAATCATGACTGTAAAATTAGTATAGTTACTAACGCATCAAGAACTATGAGATTCTGGATGGAGTATGCAAAGTACTTTGATGATATTAGTATTAGTGTACATAATGAATTTGCGGATGTCGACCATATCATTGAAGTAATGGATTGGGTGTTTTATAATACTGATGTGCTAATCAATGCACAGGTATTAATGGATCCTTTACACTGGGATCGCTGTGTTGAGATAGCCGAGAAAATGAAGGCACATCCTACACCGTGGGTGTTAAAGACTAAACCTATATTTACTGACGGTGAAATAAAAGGATTTACTCCGGAACAGATTGCCTATACTGAACAGAAGATGAAAAAAATTCCTCCTGTAGAGTGGATACAGAAACAAAGAGATCTCGGAAGGATCCAGGATTCTAAATCCGACATGCGTGTAGTTATGGATTCTGGAGAAGAGATACCGGCTGATACTTTTAAAGTAATTCAAAATGGTTGGCATTACTTTACAGGCTGGGATTGTAACTTGGGCGTAGATAGATTTGCTATAGAGCGAGATGGTGTTATTAGCGGTAGCTGTGGTGCAAGAAATATGTTTGGTGGTGTTAATAGATTTTCTATATACGACCCTGAGTTTGAGTCAAAGTTTACTCCTGATGTAATCACAACTACACGCTGTCAGCAGTTATATTGTAATTGCCCGACAGAGGTTAAGATTCCTAAAAGGAAGTTGAATGTATAAACTAACGGATATTAGGACAGTTCACTTAGAAGTTACCAGTCGTTGTCAGGCTAGTTGTCCTATGTGTGCCCGTAACATTCAAGGCGGCATTGAAAATCCTTTTATTACAATTGACGAGATTACACTTGAACAGTTTAAAGAGTGGTTCCCCGACGGTATTATAAAGCAGTTAGACAGGTTATATATGTGTGGTAACTTAGGCGACCCCATTATTGCTAAGGATACATTAAAGATTTTTGAATACTTGCGATCAGCAAATCCAGACATACAATTAAGCATGAACACTAACGGTTCCGCTAAGAGTGAAAATTTTTGGAAGGGACTTGCTAAGTTAGATGTACATGTTCGATTTGGTATTGACGGGCTTATTGATACACACCCCTTATACCGCATTGGCACAGACTGGGTTAAGATTCTTGATAATGCTAAGTTGTTTATCAAAGAAGGTGGAACAGCAACTTGGGATATGTTAATTTTCGAACACAATAAACACCAAGTAGAGATTTGTAAAGAATTGAGCCAGCGCATGGGGTTCAAACATTTTGTAGCAAAGAACACAGCACGTTTCAAAGAAGACAAGTTACAAGTATTAGATAAAGAAGGTCGTACATTACATATACTGTATCCAACAGATAAAAGCAAGAAAATTGTTGTGTCTGAACAATCTAAAGCGATTACCTGTAAAGTAGCCAATGAAAAGAGTCTGTATGTTAGTGCTACAGGAAATGTTGTTCCTTGTTGTTGGCTAGACAACGAATGGTTTAATCCTAACCATCCCAACAGAATAGATTATATGGATAAGATAGGCAAGTATCCTAACTTACATGAAAACAGTTTAGCAGAAATTTTTGATAGCGGATACTTTAACAGTATTGCAAGTACATGGGAGAATAGTCCGTTAAAAGAATGTAGTCGCCAGTGCGGTGAAGTGGATAGGTTTAATGAGCAATTTAGATAAATGGTGTCCGTTGCCGTGGAGTCATATTGCTGTTAAAAGTAATGGACATCTGCGACTATGCTCTCACAGCCAAAGCGGCGGCAATAAGAAAACTGTGTTAACGCAGAACGAAAAGATATTAACTATTGACGATTTAAAATTTGATATCAGTAATTGCGAAACGTTGAAAGAAGTTCGTGCTAAATTTTTAAACAATGAATGGCCCGAACAATGTAGACGATGTCGTATCGAAAGCGAAGCAGGTAAACGTAGTCGGAATCAATGGGAATCGACTATGTATGATTTTACCAAAGAAGACGCTAGAGCAATCACTGCCCCTGACGGCACAGTATCTGAATACCGTATCTTATCCCTAGATCTTCGATTAGGTAATAAGTGTAACGTACAATGTGTTATGTGTTATCCTGGAGAAAGTAATCAATGGTATAAGATACAAGAAAAGGTAACAGGTAAGCGTATCTTTTCTATCGATGATGTGTCATATTCAATCGACGACACAAAGGTATTTGATTGGGCCAACCAAAAAGAGTATTACGAGTTAGTTGCTAAACATTCGATGTTTGTTAAAAAGATTAAATTCGGTGGCGGCGAACCATTCCTAGTTAAAGAACACGTTGCTTTATTAGAGGCACTTATTAGTAATGGATTTGCCAATGATATTGAATTAGAGTATAGTATTAATGTAACTGTGTTACCCGATTATATTTTTAATTTATTTTCAAATTTTAAAATAGTTAAGTTGTGTGCCAGTGTTGACGGAACAGCAGATGTTAACCATGCGATACGATATCCAACACCTTGGAAAGTTGTAGAAAAGAATTTAGATATACTTGACAGTACGCCAGCTAATATTACTGTTTTTACCAGTACTACGGTTTCGATTTTAAATTTAGAAAACATAGTCGATTGGATGCTTTGGTTAAAGAATAAGAATTTTAAAAAGATTAATAAAGATACATTTGCTGGTGTAGTAAGTCATCCGGTTATGAATCCTAAATATTTAAATATAGGATTACTGTCTGAGGATCAAAGAAATAGGATGTTCGTCTATCTACGATCTAAAACAACAGATACGGAGATACTTTCTAAATTAAACCAATGGGAATTGTACGCAAATAAAATGCCTATAACCGTTGATGAAATAATCCAAGGACGAAAGGATCTTAAAGACTTTTTCTTTAAGATGTCTAGTTTACAAAATATTAATTGGAAAGAAGTATTTCCAAAGTGTTATGAGATGATGTTAGAATGGAAAGAATAGCACCTGAATATTCTCAAGATTATTTACAAAAAGGTAGATTAAAACCTTTTTGCGATAGTCATCTTGAGTCATTGTTTAATTCAACATTAACTGGTTATAACGGTTGGGTGCCTGATCACACGGATAACGTACATAATATTTTTAAAGATAAAATGATTAGTTGGTTAACTGCGTCGACCTTGAATCAAATAAGAGGACTTGAAACCTTTAACAGAGTCGATATAATTAACGGATGTACACAGTTTATTGATAATTTATATATGTCCGGGTACGTACAGACAATTGAAGGTGATTATAAGTATCACGAAAGATTAGGTTATTCTTTTACAAGATCTATACCCGGCACATTGATCCCCGGAATTCCTTTAATAATTTCTTTACCTTTTCCAGGTACTGCTGATATTCATACAGGCATGAATGGAATTTTAGATGAATGTGCCAAAAAAAATATTCCTGTGCATGTCGACGGAGCATGGATTACATGTAGCCGCACAATTGATTTTAATTTTGATCATCCTGCTATTGTATCACTAGGCATCAGCCTTTCAAAAGGTCTAGGACTGGGTTGGAATAGAATTGGTTTAAGATGGACTAAAGAAGAGAAAG